ATTTATCTATACAGAAAGGTTGCACAGACATTGAAGCCAATAAAGTATCGGTAGTGGCCGATTCAGGCCAATCAAATTGGCGCCAAAATGTCATTCGAGATGCAATGGAATGAATAGTTAATTCATCAGCACCACCAAGACCCATAGTTCTAGTATCAACAGATAATTCATTTTTAGAATCAAGTGATAATTTTAAAACTGTCTCAGGTGCGTCTGAATTTGCTAAATTTCCAGCATAACGTGGTACATAAGGTTGAATATCAGATAAAACTGCTGGTCGTGAATAACCAAACAAACGTGCAATGCTACCAAGTTTAGAAGCCATCATACTAGTGGCCTTGGCATATGGTGCAACATAAGGTATCATAGTAAGAGCATTAGCTGCTTTAGCAACAGCTGATGCTGGTTTACTAATCAAACCATCATGTTTAAATTCATCACCCCGCATAGTATTACTACTTTTCATGGGTGACTTCTTTGCCTGTTGTTCAAATGGTTTAGGAAAACCAAATTGATCAATGTCAACAATAGAAGAAGTATCTGATTGTGCTTCAACTGTAGTAGGAATAAGAAGAGAAACATCTTCTGCCCATGCAAATATGGATACAGTAATAGGATCTGTTCCTCCATTAGCATGTCGTAAAACGTCAAAATCGTGAATTTTACATTCACCCATTTGATCTTCCCATCCAGTTGTTGTAATATCTAAATAGTTTTCAGGCCAAATAAAAGGTAAACACATATGTCCTCCTTCAGATGAACAAGGATCAATCAATATATGTGGTTTATTTGAAGCAGCTATAAGATCTTGAATGAAAAATGACCGGTTAACGGTAACTTGATCATTCTCAAGATAAGGGTTATAAGATAACATTGCCCTTCCATAATAAAAGGAATTACCATTAATCAAAACTTTCAAACATAATTTACACCTTAAGTTCCTAAATCTATTTATTTTCTCAAGAACATCAGAATTACCAAAATAGTCTGACCAAGGATTAAAACCTTGAAATAACTGTAATCCTGGTGTCCATTGATATTGTTGAATCTTGACTGGTCTCGACAAAAATTCTCCAAGTCCTGCGTCGTCGAATCCGCTAAGCTTAGAAGTCTCATCT